AGGGCCCCGAGGTATTTAGGACTAGCGTATGCTCTGCAAGATTTTCACAGTTTCAAAGTCGTTGATTCCAGCGACTTCATCACCGTACCTAGCAGTTACGCCCGCGACACCTCTCGACTTAGCCTCCCGTGCATATGCAGCTAAGCCCGCTTGACTATACTCCAAAGAAGTACGGTCAAGCTTCGCGCACCACTTGACAAAGGGCTCAAAGAGTGGATGGTGCTTACAATTCTCCAAGATGGCGATAGTTCGGATCGCATAGAACTCACTAACGCCAATCTCCGCTTTGTCAAGGTTGGACCATCGTTCTAGGTAAATTATCCGATTTAAAGCCCTAGATATCGGATAAATACCTCCAACACGGCCTTGAGGAAAGTAGAACCTCGAAAAGAGATTCCGTAGATAGAGTACGTAGTCTTTGGATACAGCACTCTTATCCTCGTTGACCTTCATCCCAGCTTCAGTGAAAGCACTGTGGACGCGGGATGCATCATCCACTACGTACAGCCCATCATCACCCTGGATTTGACACATATGTTCAAAACCATGTTCCCACGCGACGATGTACTGTGCGATAGAATCGACCTCATTGGTGAAGGTGGAACCAGAGGGCACTCCGTGTGGCCCCTGATAGACACCATCAGGCGTCCAGATCCCCACTGTGTGGAAATAGTTAGCAATCTCAACGATTTCGTCGTGATTAGCCGACTGGAACATAGAACCTATTAGCTCGAACGATCTGGCTATAAGCTCGTCACTGATAGTGGTATCGTAAGCACTGAAATCAATGCTCACAAGTTCCTTTCCAGTGGCCTCGGCATAGTCCAATGCGTTGGTCACCTGCTGAGCGACTGCGTCAGGTCCGACGAGCGCGCTCCGCCAATCTTTCTTCTTCTGGACCTCAAGTAAGAGACGGTAGTACCGCATCTCACGGAGAGTTTGAGCGATAGCAAAACCCCACACGTTACGAGTTTTGCCTCCTTCTTGAGTGCGAGTGAACAGCACAGCGGGTAAGTTCATAGCGATCAACGCGTGGTAGTCGTTGAGTGCTTTGTCCTTGACGTCCCCCTTCCTTCTCATGTAGGGTAACCCTGAGCTTGTGTTGTTCAGAAGAAATTCACTAGCACGCACGTTATTCAGGGGACGCAATCTTCCTGAATCCATGTGTAAATCACGCATCGCGTTACGACCTTCAAAGCTAGCGAGTAGGTCCTCTCTCCTTGCCTCCCATGGTTTTGCGATCGACCGGGGACTGAACTTGGCAAGGTTCTCCTTTTCTAGGGAGATCAGTACGCTCTCGAGCAGTGGACCCTTAAATTGAGGGACGAACTCTTCGCTGAACAAAGTCAACAGTTCTTCAGGGGTCTTACCATCGCCAAATGGACTGACAATGACGCCCTTGTTTCCCGCCAGGTTCCGCGCATCGTTGCGGGACAAGCTGCTAAGAGCTCCTGGGGAGAATTGACGAATCAAAGATTCGAAATTTTTAGTAGGTTGTGCGACAACCATGCTTCCTCCTTTCGAG